CTTGCCGATGTTGACGACGAAACCCTGCAGACGGGACTGGACCTCACCAAGCGACAAGCCCAGGGGCCCGGCTGCTGCCGAGATCGCATCATAGAAGCCGGAGAAGATCAGCGCGAACTGGCGCTCGAGCTCGGCATCAGCCGCCGAATATTGGGTCGAGTAACTCGAGCCCATGCTAATCCCGAGGAACTTCTTGGTCTTCTTGACGTCGCTGTAATAGCTCGCGTCAAACCCGCCAGAGAGGATGTCTGCCAGCGACTGGCCGCGACCGAAGATGCCCTGGCCGGTGATCGTAGTCTTGGTGCCGAACAGTGCGCCGAACGCCTTGCCGACGAGCCCGGCCAGACCGCCCAGAATACCGCCGATGATGGGGATCTTGTTCAGAACGGCCCCGACGCCTTCCAGTCCCCTGCCGATGAGGCCGGTCACGTCCGTGGACTGATAGCCGGTGTTTACACCTGCAGCCGAGGCTTCAGCGCCATTGGTGCGGATGATGAGGTTGGTAAGCCCGCCGATATTGACTTCGATGTTGCGCAAGGAAGACAGCATGGCGGCGGAGTAGCGCATGGTCAGCGTGTCCACCTCGCGCAGATGATCGATGGCCTTGGCAATGCTCTCCGACTTGGCCGTGCTGTCCCCGAATACTGTGCCTGTGCCATCATTGGCGGCGGGCAGTTTTGGAGACCCGCCAAAGGCGCCGCTGATCGCGACACCGAGCGAGGCAATTACACCGGCCGTGATGGCCCCTGCCGCAATGTTGAGCGGGAACGGCAGTGAGCGGATGGCGTTCACCACGGCCTCCACCGCCTTGATGCCGGTCGTAATGATCGAGTTGCCCTGTTCGACACCAGCACGCGCAGTGTCTGAAGCTGCCATGACAGTGTCGCTGGTGACCTTGGCGGCCGTCTGCGCGCCAATGAGGCCGATCTTCACCGCCGCATTCTTGATGGCGATCGCCAGTTCAAAGGCACGGAACACCTTCTCGGCCGCCAGCAGCGCCTTATAGCCGTCGGAGCCCTCTTTGAAGAACCCCTTCGCGGCCGAGGCGAGATTGCCATAGTGATTGATCTCAGCCGATGCCTGCGCGGCTCGCGCATCCGCATACTGAAACGAGGTGCGTCCATACTCGCGTTCAGCCTCGGCCACGCGCTGGGCTGCAGCCACCTGCGCCGAGGCAAAACGGGTAATCTCGACCGTAATCGCGCCAATTGCCCCGCCGACGGAGCCAAAGGCATCAGCCATGTTCTGGGCCGCTGCTTCCGTGGCCGAGACCATGTCTTCCAGGCTTTGGAGGAACTGTTCCTGACCGCTTTGCGCAAAGTCTGCTTCCATCAGCCGGATCCGTGCGGCCCGATACCGCTCCCAGGCTTCAACCCCGCGCTCAAGCACGATCTGTTCGCGCTCGGTTTCAAGATTGGCGAGTGCTTGTGCCCGAGCCGACTGGCCAAGCAGAGCGACCTGCTGTTCGAGCGGCGCAACCGTCTGGCGCAGAAACTCCGAGGTGGCGAATGCGCGCGTCGCCTGTTCCCAGGCCTCGCCGGCTTCGAGAATGGCAATGCGCGCTTCGTCGGTCGGCGCCTTGAGTGCGGCGATCGCAACTTCCATCCGCTTGATCTCGATCGGGGTCTTGCCGATCTTGGCAGTCTCAAGCGCGAGATTGGCGGCAAAGTCCCGGGCGGCCTGGAGCGCGCGTTCGGCTTCCGTTTCCTTGGGGCCTTTTGCGCTGCTGGCACGGTCGGTGCTGTCGCCGCGGATCTCTTCCGCCTTGGCGGCAAGCCGGGCCTTGGCAGCAGCGATGCTGTTTTCCCGCCACCGTGCTGAAAAGGCGTCCATCATGCTCATCGCATCACCAAAGGCAGACGCGAATTCATCGCGGACCTGTGCTCCCATGCGGGCAGTCGAGCCGGCAAAACTGTTTTCCATTCGCGGCAGAGCAACGCTCTCGATCCGGGTGATGGTCGAGAGGCCCAATCGGTCAAGCACCGGGTTCACCCATTCGGCGAGCCAGTTGAGGGCAGCGATAGCTTTGTTGGCGAGGTATTCGATACCGCTTATCGCGAGATTGGCGGCTCCGACGGCTGCTTCCCCAACAACGCCGGGCAATGCGGTCCAGGTGATCCGGATCGCATTGAACCCGCCAACCCAGCCAGCATAGAGAATGGCGACTGCGTATTTGCCAGCAGTCAGCACCGCCTCAAAGGCCGTGACCGCCCAGTCCTTGAGTGTCGAGAATACCGAGCCCAGGTTGAGTCCATCCGAGACGGTCTTCCACAGCCCCTTCATGGTGTCGCCGACGGTGATCCCGACGGGGCCCAGCTTTTCCATTTCCTTTTTGGTGAGGCCGAGGCTTTGCGCATAGCGGTCGAGCTCGCCCGTCTGTTTGACGCTCGACTGGAACAGCTTGAATGCGCCGAACGCGATGCCAGCGGCGGCAGCGGCTGCGAGAAGATAAGGGTTGGTCAGTGCGGCAGCGGCAGCACTGGCAGCAAGCCCCAGCAATGCCCGGGCCATGCCGCCGATGCCGACACCAGCCTGCATTGCGATCTGCCCGATCTGCGTGCCCTGCTGCATGAACACGGTCATGGGTTTCTGGCCGGAGAACAGACCGACCACCATGTCGTTGAGCTGAAAGACGAGGTTCTGGACATGATGCCCGGCAAGCTTCGCCGAACCACCCATGCGCGTGACACCGCCGCCACCGACCGCATTGAGCGCCCGGTCAGCACGCGAGGCGCTATCCGCCATATCGCCCATCGCGCCTGCCACCGTGCGCTTCATGTCGGCCATCTCCTTTTGGAGCCGGGCGACGTTGGTGATCATTTCAATTTCGAGGGTGCCTGCTTTCACGTGCTGGGCTCCTTCGACATCATCAGCGCCCGGAAGGCGTTGGTCACTTTCCGGGAGACTTCATCTCGGTTGAGGACGGACGTGGCAGTCCATGGAGGGGGGCAATCAGGCTCGCGGGCGCGGACGGTTTCAGCGACGAATTCGACAGAAAGCCGGCGCAAGAGGCGGACCAGCCACGGAGGCAGATCGAGCCCCATGCAGTGCTGCCACTCCCCAATCGTGGCCCAGGAGATGGGGACTGCGCCCATCGCGCCGGCATCGGTGGGGCCGACTTCCATGAGCCAGTCGATCACCCAAGGGGTGCGGATGGGTGGAAAGTCCGGAGCAAGGTCGTCGATGGCCATTCGCTGCAGGCGGGTCAGCGGTTCAGCATCGGTGTCGGGTTTGATTTGTTTGGTAGTGCGCGGCTTGGGTGCCGTGCCCAGCCACGCCAGTTGCCGGACGTAAAGGCTCAGCTCTCGGCCGAGCTCTTCGTAAAATTTGCCCAGTCATTGATGTGAGCGGCGACCTGCGTGGCGATGAACCCGATCGATGGATCGGCATAGGCCTTGCGAAACAGTTCCTGGCCTTCGAGCCCGTCGGCGGGCGGATAGGTGAAGCCATTGAAGCTGACCGTGCAGGCAGCCAGAAAATCAGCCTGTTCGGCGAGCTTCTCCTCGGCCGACTGGTCCATCTTCCCGCGCTTTTTGATCTTGTCCATCAGCTGGTTCTGCTGGCGAGCCTGGGCGCGCTGATAGACCTTGGAGCCTGGGCCGTAGACTGTGATCGAGAGGCGCTTGCCCTTTTCATCGAACAGCGGTGCGTCGTCGCCGCCGACCAGTTCGAGGGTCGAGGTGTCGGTGGCAGCGAGGGTCGTGATGTCAAACATGGAAAATCTCCGTCAGGGTGTCAGGGATCAGGGCGCGAGGACTTCGACAATGCCCACACCGGCGGAGTTGGTGGTGAGTTCGAGGGTCACGGTGGCGGTGGTGATCTGATCGACCGAACCGACATTGACCTTGAAGCTCATGACTTGCGCCTGGAAGTAGTACTTGTCGCCGTTCTGGGTGGTGACGAGGAAGCTGTGATCAGCGTCCGAGAGCGAGGCGGATTTGAGCAGGATCTGGCCGGCATCATCAGTGTCGAGACCGAGCTGGATCTGCATCGTACCCTGGTTGAAGCTGCCCTTCTTCTTGACGACGCCGCGGCTGCCTACGGGATTGAAGGTCACGAGATTGAACTCGCGGCCGAACTCGCCGAGGTCGGACACTTCGCCGACCGCGGTCATGGTCAGCGCATTATAGCCGGTGGCATCGAAGGTCGCAGGGGTAGAGGCCGACACCTTCAAGGTGGTGCCGGCGGAAGTCCGAACGGTCATAAATCAGGTCCTTATGAAGGTGAGGCTCAACGCGCCTCGTTGAATGAGACGCGAAAATCCTGCGTCTGCATGTGGATGCCGGTCTCCTCGTCGAGGAAATCAGGACCGGCGGAATCTGTGTGGACGGTCACGTCAAAGAGCCCGTCGATGGTGGGCATCTGGTCGGCCGCCGCCTGGCGGACAGCTGCGATAACGGCCTTCACTTCAGGGTAGGTCCGGGCCAGAACGGTCACCTGCACGCGTTCGGTGACGCGGCGTTTCGCGCCCGGAGCCGGAACGTTGCGGTCGACACTGCTGACCGACATCAGCGATATCGCCGGCAAGTCCGTGCCTTGGGGCAGCATTCCAGCGGCTATCCGCGCAACGGGGACAAGCGCCGTCACCCCGGTGTCAGCCACCAGGAGCGAGCGGACCGCAATAACCCCGTTCATTCGTCATCGACCTCAAGGGTCGGTGCTTTCAGGTTCCCGATCTGGACGCGGTGGGCGATGTAGGTGCCCATGGCGTTGACCGCGTCCTCGGCTTTCTGGTCAAGCGCCGGGCGCAGGAAGGGTTTGGCGGCGTGGCCGGGGTGCATGACCGTGGGCCCGACGAAGTTCTGGCCGATCTTGAGGCTACCGCGCTTCAGCATCTTGTTCATGGTGCCGATCGACACCGCACGAGGCCCATGCCGGGTCCCGCGCACCGGCTTGTCAGCCTCGGAGACCGAGATCAGGTGGGGCGCGACGCCGTATTCGATGAACAGGCCGAGATAAGAGCCTTTGCCTCGAAGTTTGACGTAGGACGAGAGCTTGGCGCCGTCCGTCCGGGTGCCAATCCCGATCGCGCGCTTCAGCTGTCCGGTCTTCACCGGGACATTCGCCTTGGCCTGCTGTTGGATGAGCTTGGCACCGGCCCGAAGTCCGCCACGGATCACGTTGCGCTCCAGGTTCTTGGGCAGTTCATCGAGCAAACGCAGCAGCTCAGGGCCACCCTTGAGCCGGATCGTCATGGTGCGGCTCCTTCGCTCGAATATTCCTCGACCATGAACTCCATGGCCTCCCGCCGCCCCAGTGTTGCCGGGCCGGAAATGATCTGGTGGACGCGTGAATCGATGATGACCCGCATATCTGCGGCGAGTCCTGCCAGGTACCGAATGCGGAGCCGGGCAGGACGGCGACCAATCTGGATGCTCTCGGCTTGACGCTCTGCACGGGAGGGGAGAATGTCCTTCACCTCGGCCCAGACGCAGGCAAAGGGTGCCCATGTCAGCACTTCGGTGCCGTACTGGGCGTCACGGGTGACCGCCTTGCGCTCAATCCGGATCCGGGTGTCCAACTTCGAGGCTAGATCCAGCGGCATTGGAGCTGCCCCACGAGCGTGTCGAAGGCGAGACAGGGCGCGCCTTCGCGGTTTTCGAACAAGGATGCGGTTTTGACCAGGATTGCAGCGCGAGCGATCGCCAGATCAGGGTCGTTCTCATCAAATCCGGCCGACAGTGTGATCTGGATCAGGTCGTCTTCACCCAGCTCGGGCCAAGATTTCCCGGATGCCGGGCGGATGCGGGTGAACCCATGGCGTCGGCGGACAACATAGTCCGTCTCTGGGAGAGCCACCGTTGCACCGCCCAGGGCAGTGTAGCGGATCTCGGCCACCGTGCAGGGCCGGATGGGCACGGTGATTTCGTCTTCCCAGCTTTCCAGATGCAGTTCGATGGTCTGTTCGCACAGCTTCAGGCCAGTCTGTTGCTCCAGTTCTGCTTGGGCCGCGTCCAGTTTAGCGCCGAGCAACAGGTCCTCGTCGCGGCCATCAAGGCGCAGCTGCTGGCGTGCTTCCTCTAGTGTCACGGCACGGTCCTGGGGCGGCTCGATCGTGACGATCTCGGACATTATTCCGCCTTGGTGCGGTGCGTGGAGCCGGATTTGCGCGCGACCGTAGGTGCCGGTTCACTCCCGCCGACCTCGACCGCGAGCCCGCGCTCAATCAGCTGGCGGCCAAAATGATCGTCGAGCTCGAAGCTCTGGCCAGCCAGGATGTTGTTGGAACTGACCGAGCTAATGTGCAGGGTATCAAGGGCTTTGAGGATCATGGGTTATCCCTTCCGTTGGATGAGAGGGGCCGGAACGAGCCGGCCCCTGCATCATCACGCAGCCGTTGCCGCGGTGGCAGCAGCAGCGAAGTCGCCCTTCACGAAAGCCTCCGGGCGGTAGACCGCGAGCGCGAGGCGCTCTTCGGCCAGAACCGTCACAAGGTTCTTGCGGAAGTTCTGGTCGTCCTCGGTCGAGATTTCGACCACAGCGTCCATGCGGTCGAAGATCTGCGCGCCAAGCTGGAAGGCGCCCGCGAGGAACTTGCCAGACGCCATCGACTGGGTCGCGACAACCGGCAGGCCCCACAGCGTCGGTGACAGCGTGCCCTGCGGATTGCCGATGATATAGGCGCCGCTCGTATCCTTGAGCAGTTCAAT